GACATGAAATGAATTTTTTACAAAGATAACACCTATCAGGCAATCTTCACCCAGTCCATAGAGGGCTTGAAGTAAATGACTGAGTTAAGCGGGTTTTGAGCGTAGCCGACAATTCTGGAGTAGTGGTTTGGGGTGGTTGGAGGGGTGTTTGTCACCTTACCGTTTGGTGCTGCATAAAGAGGGTCTCCAGCAGTCATTGACGAAATGTTCTGGTCAATTTTCACAGAACCCTCAATTAGAATGTAATTTGTACTACCCACCGCAATAGCGACACCTATTGGACCCTTAATTGTGTTAGCGCTATTTGTGTTGCTCAACGACCATGTGCTTCCACTAGAAACATAGACGTTTCCAATGCTCCAGTTTAAGGCTGGAACAGAAGTACCATAAGCTCTCCTTGTAATTCTAGAGCCGCTTCCAAAATCCCCAATACTCGTGCCCGCATCCGCCACGTTTACGTAGTCGCAAAAAAGTCCGTCTACAGTTGCATTGCCCGTTACGCTCAGTGATGATGCGGACGCAGCGCCCGTTACATCAAGGTCTCCACTAACAGTCGCATCAGTATCAACCTGAACGTTATCTACCGTCAGGGTGTTGGTCGTTGTGTTGTAGGTGAAGTCAGCCTCTGCGTTTAGCTCATTGGCATTGGTGCAGAATGGAATCCTACCAGAAGAGCCGTTGGTGAGAGAAAGAATGTTAACCTGCGCAATGCCAGTAGAGACAGTCTGGACCGTTCCGTTTGTAAACCTAAGCTCGTTTACGTTAGAGATAGACGGAGTCCCATCAATATCCCTTACTGTGAGATTGCCGCCACCGCCGCCGCCACCACCAGTTCCGTTCGACGCTGCCGTAACCCTGCCTTGAGCATCGACTGTGATGTCTGCATTGGTGTAACTACCCGCAGTCACCGAGGTGTTTGCAAGGTCAATAGTACCCGACCCTGTAATCGTCCCGCCATCGAGTCCCGTACCTGCAGTGATAGAGGTAACAGTACCCCCGCCACCGCCACCGCCACCATCAGCTTGCCACGTTACAATGCCCGAGCCGTTCGTCTTAAGGACATACCCAGTAGCACCATCTTGTGATGGAAGCTGGTATGCAGTAGCTCCTGCGCCAACCTTGATGACTCCGTCTACGTGAAGCTCTGTGTCAGCAGAGGATACACCAATGCCCACCCTACCGTTACCCTGAACGCGCATAACGTCCTGAGCGCTATATAATGGCTCTGTTGGCTGGTTTGTTGAATAATCCGTATTAGTACCTTCTCCTCTAAACACCCAAGCAGTCACCGCTTCGTGAATACCACTATTAGTTGCTATCCTAATATGAGCACTTCTATGGAACTGGGTCTGAATACCCTTGTTTGAGCCGAGTGCTGGAACAATGGGGTCGTCGAAGGTGTATTGAACCCCTCCAACAAACTGAACCTGATTGATATTGTCCCATTCAATCCTCCCCGTCCATGCTGACCCGTTGTCGAAAGCTCCAACCTCAAAGGATGCTGTCTGTGAGTTTGCGTCGCTATCCCATTTAACGCCAATGCCACCTCCCCAGTTAGAATAACCAGACCCCGTGTCTGTCTTAACAAGAAGGGCTGGGGTGGTGATGTTGTTGCTCCCGACATTATTGATAATGACGTTGTTTGTAGAGAAGTCACCTTCAACAAGCGGGGTTGTGGTATCTGAGTTTGCGATGTAGAGCTTGTTCGACTCTGTCGTCAGCTGACCACCAGCATTATAGCCCAGTAGGACGTTCTTGTCCCCTGTGGTGAGGGCAAATCCAGAACGGTTCCCAACCATGACGTTACCTTCACCACTCTCGATGTCGTAACCAACCTCGTTTCCAATACCCACATTCTCATTGTAGGTGTTGGTTTCTTGCCCACCACCAGCGTCACTTAAGGCCGCTCGGTATCCGATAAATACGTTTTTATCAGCAAGGGTCCAGGCGTTATGCATAGAGCGCTCTCCAATAGCAACGTTCCTGTTTGTCGTTACTTGATTCTGGCTATTGTCACCAACATATCCTCGGAGAGCATTATCACCTATAGCAACGTTGAAATCAGAGCCATAAGCATAATACATGGCTCCGTTACCAACGCCGATATTCGAAACTAATGACTTACCCGTCTCGGAAGACCACATAACCTGGTGGCCCACAGCGACGTTTGCTGAGCCCGAAACATTCCTAAGGCTTTCCTGACCGACGACGGTTGCGGAACTTGCTGTAGAACCTGCTCCTGCGGAGTAACCGAAAAGAGCAGAAGCACCCGCAATGGTTGTTCCAGCATTGTACCCAAATACCGTATGGGTGCCCGTAGCATCACGACCAGCCTTGAATCCAACAGCAGTCGACTGTTGTCCATCGAAATTTTCCTGAGCCTGATAACCTATAGCGGTGTTGTAACTAAAGGCTTGGTTTGTCTTTCCTGCACTGTGGCCTATGTAGAGGTTGTAGCCTCCTTGGACGACATTGTACCCCGCGTCCTTTCCAATAGCAAAGTTTCTTGTTCCAGAAGAAAGGCTCGTGAGGGCATTGTATCCGATAGCAAGCGTCTCTGTTGGTGACGTACCCACAGGGTTGTGCGCTCCGATGTAGAGGTTCTTCTTTGCCTCACTATCCTGAAGCCAGATAGCACCCTCAATGCTAAGCCTCTCTGGTGAGGTATTCCTGCCGATAGCAACATTCTTGTTACCCTGCACCCGCATGATGGGGTCACCCGCAAAGTCTCTGAACGTGACTACGTTCTTCTGAACAAAGACGCTGACGTCACCCGTGGTGCCAGAGAACACTGGGTCTACCGTGATGGTGTTGGTACCGCTATCTACGGCGGTGACAACGTGGCGAGTAATTGTTGCCGACCCTACGTTGAGCTTATCACCACCATCTCCTGCGTCCTCTACGTATACAACAGAACCAACAACAACGTGAGCTCTTATCCCGTTTGTAGCCACAAGGTCTCCACTCCCACTGGTTGCCGTATACAGAGAGTTTCCATTAGCCCCCGAAGCATTGGCAACGAGGTTGGGCACGGCGCTGAACTGAAGTCCATGAATAGCATCGTCGGTCGTATCGTTGAGAGCACGAGATGTAGCGTGACTAATAATATCAAAGTCTGCCTCCGCGTCGGCGTCAGTAATAGCCCCAGACCTAACCCTGAACCTCTGCGTGTTCATGAAGTTAACGTCTGTTTGAAGTCTCCAGTTGTCGTTCAGAGGGTTCGTCTTAGACGGTGAAGGCAATACGTAGGGGTTTCCGAAATAAATTCTAGAGGTACCAGACGTGCTTATCGGTCCGAAGTACAACTCTGAATTTGTGGAGATGATTGTCTTATTGTTTACATCATCGCCCCCTATGTGAAGACCACCTCCGTTATTCTTTGGATTTGTGTTGGTGACGGTGCTCCAATCAAAGAAGCCAGTCATAACAAAGCCTTGGTCATTGATGGTCATCCGAGGGTTTGCCTGTCCTGTCCTCCGTAACTCAATAGAACCACCAATAGTTACGGCGATACCCTCGGTAGCGCTTTGAGATATGACACCGCCATTGTCTATAACAACAGCCTCGTTTTCATCGCAGACGTTGCTGTGACGGTACATCAACCTAGTGGAGTTCACCACAAAGGATGGGCAGCTCTGGTTTGAGCCTGTGTTGAGAGAACCAAGCACCACGTCTCCGCTATTGGCAAAGACAACATCACATGTGTTCTCAAACCTAACGTCACAGACCTCGTCGGTAAATGTATAGTTGGCCTGACCCTCACCGTTCTTTCCGAAGTTAAACTCCTCATGGGTTCCAGCCCCCAGCTTGTTTACTCCTGCGCCATCGCCGAACAGAATACCAGAAGTGTTCTCAACAAGCACCCCGCCCCCAAACTCAAAGCTTGCGTTGGCATCAGCCTGGAACGTCACAACACCTGTGCCGCTGTACTTGACGAAGTTGATTGTCTCACCGCCGTCAGCACCGATGCTCTTGGTGTCTGCAATCTTAATGTCCTTTGTGTGAACGGTTCCATCATCCACCACCTTAAACATCTCTACACCGCTAGAGTTGTTGACAAGGATTGATGTGGTTGTATTGTCGTCACCCTCAGCCTTGATTGCGAGGCGTGGGGTAAAGTCACCCTGTGTGCCAATGCCGATACCGTTGGACCTGAATCTGATGGCCTCGGTGGAACCGAACTTGGTTACAATCCTACCACTCCACCCCTGGAAGTACTGTTGAGCCCCGCCCTTCCATCCAACGTATCCGTACTCGTCAGCTTTGATGTGCCAGGTGTTGGCAGCGGCCTCGATGTCAATAGGTGCCGTGGGGTTCGTGTGACCCAAAGCAAGACCCGTAGTGTTTATCCTAGCAAACGCAGCTTGACCGTTTGCGTTTTCGGCAAAGTCAGCTCCAAAATAACCATATAAGCGAAGGCGGCGGGCTGTTGTACTTCCCACCTTTGCCCAACCAAAATCAACCCTAGTCGCTGGGTACTGGTCTGAAGAGTTTCCAAGATGTAGGGATAGGGACCCCCCAGCTCCTGAGTTAGTACCCGCGATGGAAAGGCTTCCGAAGACGTGCAGTGTAGAACGATTAGTTGTCCTAGGTTCAAAGAACTTAAACCCGCCTAGCTTGAGACCAGATTTGTTCTCAGCCATCGTAACCCCGTCGCTGCGGTATGGCAAGAAGAACTCAAGGGACTGAGCCTGCGAAGAAGTCGTACTCCGAAGCTGCGAACCCTCGCTCATAAAGATGTTGCCAGCTACATGAAGCTTCTCTGATGGGGAGGTCGTGTTGATGCCAAACCTTCCATCGTGGTCAAGGCGAGCTCGCTCACTGCCTATCGTTTCAAAAACAATCGACGCGTCGGTCGTGATGCCAGCAGGGTCTACGCCTATCTTAAAGGTGTTTCCCTGATGATGAATCCTTGCGTTTCCAACAAGCCCCGACTGGTCCTTAAAGTAAATACTTGGAGAGGTGTCCCTAATGCTTAGGGTGTAGTTGGCTATCATGCCTGAATTAGCCTGAGGCCCAATAGCCACATCACCAACTCTGTAAATACCACCGCCAGCATGTTCCGTCCACAGCTGAGCAGGAATAATCGTGTTGATGTCAGTACTTACAGGGTCACCGTTTGCATCACCAACCCAGATTTCCCCCTCGCTAATGGTTGGGGTGCCAGCAAGGTCGTCGTAGCTACCCGTTGTAGCAACAGTAGCCAGCGTAGGAATACCTGAGATGTCATCATAGTCACCCTTCAGGTACTTACCCGCTGTAACGTCGTAGTACAGAATCTGACCCTGCAAAGCAGAAGAACCAACCTGTACGTCATTGAGCTCGTCAAGGACGGTAGCCCCAGGTGTAGTCTCCCCATCACCAGTAGAGAAGTTGAATACAGCATTCTGTACAACCTCTACCGATACAGGTGCGGAAACCGATACCTCTGTTACACCCTCAGAATCTGACTGGACCTCTAGAGAAATATCCTCTTGGTCCTGGATGATGATTTGGATGTCGCTCATTACTCAGTGACATCTTCATTGACGATAAACAAACCATGAAGCCAAGTCGAAACCTTGCCGTTACTGTCGGTGACCTCTACGTCGTAGACATACATCCCACCGTCCATGTCCATGTTGACGGCATCTATCGTGATGATTAAGGTTCCGCTGGCGTTGGTGTTCGGAGAGGTCTCACTATCTGGTACAACAACAGTTCCCGTGTCGCTGGTGCGAACCTCCATCTTAACAGTATGGCCACTCCACACGTAGTTGCCACCAGAGGAGTTCTTAACCTTCGTTGTAAGTACAAAGGTGTCTCCCTTTCTACATGTGATGTCGAGTCTTGTCGAGCTGTCTAGGTTTACTGACTTAGCCATTGTTTAAGATTTGGGAAACGATGTCATCCTGTGCGTCGGGTGCCTCCTCCATAACTGGTCTCTCACCCTTGCGTTGTGCTATAAGCTTTGACTGAGCAGACGTCTGCTTGTCAATGCGTGAGTCTTTTCTATCCTCCTTGAGGATGTCAATCTTTTCTCTGAACTCCTGCTCCGTAGAACGCATGCCTACGGTAGCCTGAGCACGAATCATTTCGATTTCTTTTCTGAGAGCGTGGAGAGCCTGAGCAACTTGAATCTCACTCTGACCCTTCATCTGAATCTTCTGCGCCTCCAGCTGTGCCTCCATCTGCATCTTTTGCATCTGCATCTGCTGTGCCATCTGCTGAGCCTGAGCGTTCATCTGCTGCTGCATCTGCATGTTCTGCTGCTGCTGCTGTTGAGCCTTAGACATACGGCGCTTACGTCTAACAACAAGGAGTCGCTGCGCCTGGTCGATGTCTTTAATCTGTCTTACAGCCAAGGCATCCTCAAGGTCAATCTCCTTCTGTGCCAAAGACTGCTGGATGTTTTGCTCAAGGAAGATTCTATCCTCGTCGCTCATCTCTTTGACTACACGAACACCAAAGTTGTACATAGGCAAGTCTGCAAACGAAGAAAGAATCTCCATGTTGTACTTACCGATAGCTTTTTCATAAACTCTGTACAGAACAGAATCCGTAGGAATAATCTGAAGGCACTTAACCACGTCCTGGCAAACCCTTTTGTAGATTATCATAGAGGCATTCGTGATATCGTACAGCGCGTTGTTGCCTGCAGCGATAGCCTGTTGCTGAACACCCACAAGTGCATCCCCTTTCGGGGTGCTTGCATCCATAACCTCGTTTACTCCACTGGCATCACGAATCATTGTGAGGTAGTGATTGTAAAGCTGGACGTACTGCTGGATATTCCTAATCGTATTGTCGATAGGACGGATGGGTGGGTTCTGGAAGCTTCCATCGGGGTTCTTGCTCCTGTAGTAGAAGACACCTGTCTGCTCGTAGATATCCTGAATCTGCAATGGTTGCAACTCCCCACCCCTTCCCAACTGTACATTCTCCAATCCCTCAATGTCAACAATCACACCGTCGGGCTTCGCCTTGGCAATGGCTTGTTGAATCTTGAGGTGTGTAAGCTGCAGTTGGTCAGCAAAGCCTATGATTGAGCCAACCATAGACTTAGGTCTCATTCTTCTGAGGTTGGTGCATGCAACACTGTAAGACAGCCGCGCCTTAGTTAAGTCGTGGACATTCTTAGGGACGTTCTTCTTTACACCATAACCAAACACCTTGTTCATGGAGAGAAGGTAGCTACCGCCATAGACGGTCTCAACCTCCATCTTGTAAGGCTCTCTATTGTAAACAGACTCTGCTGGCGGCTTGTATTCAGAACCCTTGAAGTAGAACCCGACGTTACCGAACCTGGACTCCTTGCTCTCGTAGTAAACACAATCAACAGATACAAACTCAAAGTCAAGAACCTCAACCAGGTAGTCGTCATATCCATAGCGCATAGAGTTAGACACCTTGTCGTATGTTCTCGTATTGAACTTGCTGCTGTCATTGAATGACTTTGACGCAGCCTTCTTTGCAATCTCCTCGTACTCTTTTTCTGTAAACGCATCGCCAGCAATTCTCTTCAGCTCAGAGATGCTCATGTGTTTGACGTGACCACCGTAAACGATGTCTGTCATATTGGGGTCTTCTGTGTAGCTGTGGACAAACTTCGCGGGGTCTACGTACTCTACAGTGATTCCATAGTTCGGGTCGTTAACCCTCTTGGCCACCCCCATCCCACAGACAACGAGGTCCTCAACGCATCGCCTATAGACGTTGTCGTCGAAGTCGTTCCAATCCAAAGTCAATGACGTGCCTACCTGTGCTGCAATCTCAGCGTTCGTCTTGATGTTTTGGTCCATGAAAATCTCAGCCTCCTCGGTAGAGTCTGGCAATTCAGACGGGTCTAGCTCAGTCTTCAAACCAATAGACCTTGCCTCCTGAAGCAGCGCCTTGTTCTCAATAGACATTTCAATGAGAGCCTTCTTCTCATCCTTCTCTCCCTTTGAAACTGGGTCTATTGCCTCGACAGCAGGGTATGGCTTTCTAGAAAGAACCTTGTTTACAACTACCTTGACAAACTTGGGGATAATGGGCACGGGGCTCCAGTCTAGGTTGAGCAGGGTGCCGTCGCCGTTGTTTGGGTCTAAAGAGCTTAGAATCTGCTTGTAGATGGCAGTGTCCTGCGTGCCATTCGCATAATCCCTGTTCTTTTCAAAATCCTTCAGGCGAGCTCCAGCAGTAGACGAGACATTGTCCATACTTCCCCATTGAGATTCAATAGCCTTGGCGTACTTGAGGCCATACTCGTCTGAAGCCTTCTCTGCTTGCGAGGCTAATGGGTCGGGAAACTTACCGTAATTTTTTTTGCCTGAAGTCATGGATTGCTAATTGGGCTCTCGCAAATATAGCAATACTCCAGATGACTTACTTTCTTACAGGATAACGCCTGAAGAACACCTTGTCTTCAAAACTCGAAGGCTTCTTTTTAGGTTTAACTTTTTGAGCAGCAAGCAAGGCTAGACCTGCACTAATGGTCAAGTCAAACTTTGTTCTGTTGTCAATCTTAAACCCCACCCAATCCTCAAGCGTTCTGTTAAAATACATGCTACCGATGTTCCCCTCTTCGTTGTAACCTACATGGTTGTGAATGTAGTCCTCGATGGCTTGGGCGTGGGCGTGAATGACATCCTGAGAATTAGACGGGATACCCTTAGTCTTCACATTGGAAGAGGAGTTGCTGTTGCGCAAATGCTCGGGCCTGTCCATGACGTATCCGTCGTAACCTCTTGATTCAAAGTACCTTACAATACCGTACTTGTTGTTCTCTATAAGGAGTGGGTATCCATAGAAGACGGCGGCCATAAGGACATCCTCGTAGAATATCTTGGCAAGGGGAGGGCGGCTGGCATACTCCGCAACAAACATGTTGCTCGCCCCGTCCATGTTGAACTTATTGTATATGTGGCACGCTCCCTTAGACCCCCTGTTGGCATCGACTGTTGCGTCAATGTCATAAGAGTCAACGCCACCGCAACCCATGGTGGGGTTCGGGGGAATCTTCTTACCCTTCTGCTCCAACACCACACTTCTTTTTTCAGGGTCGGGCATCCAGGATATATACCACCTGCCCTGAGCGTCGGGATTAAACACAACCTTACTGTCTTTGATTCCACCTCTCCAAACGAAGTTACCCCTAACAACAGGGTCTGGGAATAGCGTGTCGTTGTGTTCTATCTGCTCATAAATCTTACCAATGTTGAACAGACTACCCTCGACGGAATCTCTAAAAGCTTCGTCAGTCGTAAATGGGAACTGCCTGATAAATTCGTTCAACTCCCTGGCGTCATGCTTCAAGGCATCCCTCTCGTTCTTCAGGAATCGCCGAGCACCGAACTCCATAACCTCACCGTCCATAGCCTCAACAGGCTCATCGGTATCGACAATAGGATTTCCGTACTTATCAAAGAAACCCTCAAGCGCATCGTGAGCTGGGATGAAAATTCTGTACAGGCCAGACACAGTTCTCCCATTGGCGTTCCTTCTGGATACGTCCGAGTCTTCCCACAGCTGCTTGAACTGATTACCCCCCTTGTCCATGGGGTTCACAGTAGAACCCACCAGAGCCTTTCCAATAATCTTCCGCCCAACAATAAGGCACGTTCGCTCAATGCGCCAAGCTTCACGTATATCAGTAGGCTTCTCCCACTTACCCGCCTCATCCAAATAGAGCAGGTGCAGCTTCTCACCATCGTATGCGTTGTTGGTGGTGTTCTTCCAGTTTATGACCGTATTAAGAGCCTCGCCCTTCGTCGCAGTCTTATTGTTCTTCGTGATTCTCTTACTCGGCTCGCGAAAAGCCAGCTCCATGCGCGGATTGGTCGTTCCATCCTGAATAGGTTTGAAGAAGAAGGGGTAGTGCCTGAACATCTGCACGACCTTCTTCATGAATATATTCTCCTGGGCGTCCTTACCAGTCTTCGACTGAATCCCCAGAAGCTTGTCTTTTATCTGCGTGGCCTCATCTAAGAGTACCGCCGAACAGATATTGGTATAGCCACTACGCCGACACTTGGTGTACAGTTGCCCCATGCAACGTGGGTCGGCTTCACATGCCGCCATGTGGATAAAGATGTCTCTCTGGAAAGCTAGGTAGTCGGGGTAACCGACATCAAGCTTGGTCCATTGAAGCATCATGTAGTGCCTGCCCGTAATATATGTAGGAATACCTTTATTGAAAAACCAAAGGCCCTCACGCCGACGGCGAAACTCCTCTTCGATATATGGACGAAACTTTTCTCTAAACTCTCGGGGCATCTCTGACCACTCATCCATAGACTTAATCCGAGACATTTCTGTAGGCACAGGTGACCTTTCCCACAGCTGCATGTCGACTGGTTTGCCATATCCGATAATCTCTTCCTCGGAAGGCTGAGCGGGAAGAAGAATGAATAACCCCGCAAGTTCGATAGTTTCTCCCTTCGTACCGTTGGGACAAATTGAGATAAGAGCCTCATCATCTTCTCGGTGTATCAATGACATTACTTACTGAAGCGTTCTGCAAATCCGCTAGAGTAGTCTTTGTCTGCTTCTATCTCGCCATTCTGCTTCAAGTCCTTGACCATCTGCTCTAGCCTTTGCCGTTCTACAATAAGCTCCTTACAGTCAATCGCTGTTTGTTTGATAGACTGAAGCTCCGCTTTTCTAGCACTGCCATTTACTTCGGGGTCTACTGGCTTCTTGACCTCCTCAATCATGTTGTCAATAGCTACAGACATAGACTCCATAAGTCTAGTGGAAGCACCTATTGTCGTGAATTTACTTTTTCTCGACATACATGATGTTGTCTTCGACCATCCTGTAGACGACACTGCCATCGTCCAGAACCATCTTGTAATCTGCATCAGCACTAAACCCGACAATGTCTCCGCTCTCAACCCCCTGTTCCTTCATGTAATCTGTAGGAACCATAACTTTAGCGACGTCTCTGTCTTTGATGTTATGACCAAGCTCAGTGACAATTCCAGCGTCTGTCACCTGGTCGGTCTTATCAACCTCTGCTGGCTCAACAAAAATCCAGTTGCCCAGCATAACAATCTCCCCGTCTTTCTTTCTTCGGTAAGCGATTGCATGAGGTTTCCAACCGCCGTAGCTGGCGACATACATGTTGTCGTATATCCTAAGGTTGTCGGTGGTGGTGACGTGGTGGTGAAAGAAAAGAGTGTCCCCTGCCTTTGCCCCCGTGTCATGCCTTGTGGGTGGAGAAACAATAACACCGTGGCAGATGCGGTGCTCAAACTCGTTCCACTTAGTGTCTAGGTAGATGGACTTGTCGCCCACCTCCATTGTGTCGTTGAAGACCTTGTCAACTCTAACGACGAAATGATTTAACGCCTTCATTCAAATTTACAATCGTATTCAATTAAGACTGGTTGGTTCTCAACCGTCTTCCAAATATAGGAAGAATCATCGTCCTCAATGAATACGTTGTATCTCCGAATGCTGTGTTTGTACATGGCTCTTTCATCTTCTATGATGGCAGACACCTTGCCCTTGCCAGCTCTCATGCCCACGTAATACGCCATGGCGTCCTTGGGGTTTGGCCCCACGACAATCTTTCTAATAATGTTCATCACTTAATTAGCTTACCATAAACCAGCTCGAACCCTAGCCCGTAGCTGAGGGAGTAAATTAAGGTTCTCGTGACAAATGGCTTCCAACCCCTGTTCTCTGGAGAGAGACAGATAGTCGTTGTAATCATGATGTTACGTGCCGCCACTGTCGCATGATACCCGTCAGTAACTCCAACAAAGATAGTACTAGAACCTGGAAAGGCCTCACCCTGTAGTGGGTCGCCATTCTCGTACTTGTTTCTCCAGCTTAAGCGGGGGTCCCAAAACTCTGGGTTGGCATTGGGGAAGGTGTTCTCGAACTCATGGTAGTGAAACAGCAGGTCTTGATTGACTCCGTTCAACGCCCCAGCAAGAAACATTGTGGTAATCGGCAGCGCCTCCTTCTTCCACTCAATATCGGTAGGGCGATAGTCTCTGTACTCAGACTCTATCTCTCCCGACACAATGTTCGCCACGCCGCCCGCCAACCAGAAAGCTCCGATAGCTTCCGTAGGACCATCGGTGTAGTTAATCAAAGCCAGGCCACCAACAGTAGCCAGACCACCTACCACATACTTGTCTCTGTGAGAGTTGCCAGTATCGAAGCTGGGTTGTGCAAATAGAAGTGACGGGAGAAAAAGCAGGTATGTAACCAGCAGTCTCAATTCATGAAGAGGTAGTCCAGGGGGTCGTCAGGCTCCTGGGTTCGTGCAAACGCCTCCACCTGTAACTGGATAACCTCATCAAGCTCGTTGCTGTCTTTCACATTCCAGGTGTACTTGACCTGCCACTCATGAACGTCCTCCTCCTCAGACTCACAAAGACCAACGCATCCCATATAGACAATGTTCCCAGACATGTTGTACTTAGATACAATCTGCTCTATGTTGTCGAAGGCTGCATCAATCTCTTCGAACATCGTCTTCTTTAGAATGTCATCCATCTCTCTTAGTTATCTAGTATTAGACATCCACCAACAGACGTTCCGTAGTTTGTCATTGTTTCAACATCAACAAGGTAACAGTCGTTGGACACTCCGTACATGACAATCCTTGTGGAGTTAAAACAACCACGAACAGATTTGTTTACTGCTGGTGTTTCGACACCATTTATAATCTCTGACTCAGAGGTGTCTTGGAACTTAAGGTAGTCCCTCTTATTAGTAGGGCCAAAGGCTTGGTGGGAACGCTGGGTTGGGTCGTGGGCGGCATACAGAACAGCCCTCCCAGCAAAGCCACAACTCCTAGGGCTTGGGTCCTTGATACTACTTGATGCAATTTGAAACCTCATAGGAGTATCCATGTCCTGAGGCTCTGGATAAGAGCCTCCAGAAGTAGGGGTGGAGGTGAAGAAAATCTCTATCCTTCTTCCGATATATGGAGGTGGAAGAGTAATTGTTCTTGTGGCTTCAGTTGAGTAAACTTGAACGATTTTACTCACATTAACCAGAATTGTAAGGTCCGAAGTAGTAACCTCTGTGAGGTCTTTAGAAGCGGTCAAGCTGCCTCCACTCCCACCGCCAGATGAATTGTCAACAATCCACGTGACACTACCACCATCAAGAACGAAGTCCCTACCGCCTGTTGCGTTAGCCTCACTGCTAATAACCAAGCCACCCGTAGGCCTGATGGTGCTTTTAACCAGTGTGTCCTGATAGTCCCTGAACTCAAAGTTCATTTGCTGATAGAAATCTCCAGCCCCTGTACTGACGTCTGTATGGGTCACATCCATACTAATCAGCTCAGCAGCATCATTGAGAGAGGTGCTAATAGTTACCGAGCTGCCACTACCTGTAATCTGAATGTTTGAACCAGCAATAAAGTTACACGTACCTGGACCAGAATCAAGTTGAATCTGAGCCCCATCAGCAGGGGAGGTAATCGTATTTGCTGTAATGAGATTTACGCCACTGGGGTTGTAGGCTCTGTACTGGACATCCTTTGTGGTGTCATTCCACATGAGCATCTTGGTCAGAGAAGGACCAGAGGATACTGACTCGACGCTGAGTGAGCTTACGTTAACCTCATTAGTAGAAACCCTAAGGGCTGTGTCGTTACCAGCACCATCAGAAACAGTCTTAAGAGTTCCACCGACAGTAGAGTTGTCAGTAGTCTTAAGAAGGCCACTGTAGGTATTCCTTATCTGAGTTGAAGCAAGCGTCGTTCCCATGTCTTAATTTTACCTCACAAATATACTTCAATGAGCAGAACCCATAAAGGCAGGAAGTTCCGTGAGTTCTCGATGTTAAATGAAAGGTACGTAAATCACAACTACCTTAAATACTTCAAGCTGGCCAAGCGAGACATCTGTAGCAGGCACGACGTAACAGAGAACGAACTGGAATGCATGCTGTTCATGTACGACTACGAGTTCTTCACCAAGAACCACATCTCAAAAGCACTGCACCAAAGTCCCAAGAAATTCTACGAGAGGGTCATCAACCCGCTGTCACAACGCGGAATGATTGAACGCATATACTACAGGACAGACCTGGAGAAGGTAACGATGGAACAGCTAGCTTTCCTTAAGTACGACAAGAATACCTATAAGGCTCGGTACCAGCTCACGCAGAAAGCCAGGCTTATCATCCAGCGGTTCTACCGCAAGCTACACGGAGAGGAGGTGATTAAGATTTATCCCCGAAAATCCTCTGACGACGAGACTCAAACGTAGGCCAGTTCTCTTCAAACTGTCGGCCCTTCTCGGTATCCATCCCAGCTAACTGCTCGATATACTCCCTACTCTCCTTGTTGATGTCTTGAATCCAATCAAGGCTGTTGTAGATGTCGTACTTCTTCTTGAGTCTGTTGAGCTCTTTGACAGCTGTCCCCTCCCCCGCGTTGTATGCAAAGGCTGCTTTAGCGTAAGCCACCATGGGGTCACTCTCGTTGGCATGTACCCACGGTCTATCGTACAGGTTCTCCATATAACCCTTCATAGCGTCCCTAGCTTGGAATGGGTCGTTGGCATCCCAACCCTCTGGCATGATACCGAGGCGTACAACTTCTTTCTGTGCGATGGGTCTGAATTGCCCGAGGCCTGTCGCCCCCGCACTCGACGTGCGGCCTGGGAGGTACGATGACTCTACTCCCATTTGTCGGTCAATCAATCTCTCTAGGTCTACCCCAGGTTGCTCCTCATGAAACTCGCTCCACCCTTCGGGCACCATCTCCAGCCCCTCTGTGTATTGGAACCCCTCGGGCGCTACTGCCTGCTCTGGGTATGAGCCAAAGAAGTAGTACCTTCCTTTATCCTTGCCTTTCTTCTTGGGAACCATTTTAACTTTCGTTTACACAATATCCAGAATCCTGTGTCGTTATAGAGACAGAAACACGAAACAAATCTAATAAATTCAGTATCATGCTTAAGTTCATTTTCCGAGTTCTGCTCATCGTCGCTGTCCTCCTCCCATTCATGGACACACCCAATAGAAAGGCTGTAAGCCTAATCCCCCGCCCAGTTGATGCGGAGACAATCATTGCACTCAATCGACCGATGCCGTGGGAAACTAACAGATAAGAGAAAGGGGCGCAAGCCCCTTTTCTTTTAACTTCCGAAGTGGTAGAGTTTACCTCCGCCCGCCATGCGTTTACTCTGGGCTCTTCGTAGAGCATTCGCCTTTGCAATATCCTGCTCACGTCTCTCTGCGGCCTTTCTCTTCCTTTCGGCTTCGACCTGCTTGTATGAGGCTTGTTGAGCTCGAACATTAGCGATGTCTTGCTGACGTCTCTGCTCAGGGGTCATGCGGCCAAACAGTTGGTCGGGGAAAAAGTACCCTGAATCCTTGCCTTCTCTACCAGCTTGGGTAATACCCTTGTCATTGTGAAGCATGCGGTAACGCATAACCTCCGAATCTTGGTAGTTGGTACCAAATAGCTCGGGGTTACTAGAGTAGGCATCCTCCATAAACATCGACGCCGCTGGGCTGTATGGGTCGACGCCCTCATCTTGCATCATCTGGTAAACATCTCTGCTTGCGTAATAAGCCTGACCATCATCGCCTCTTAATCCCGTTGGGATAAGGTCTCTTCTGTCGCCCTCGCCGCTGTGCTCCCTACCGCCAACGGCCCTTACGTCTCCATCTCCGTAATCTCTGTAGACTCTCTCGCCACCAGGATTGAAGTAGCTTCCAACGTTTGCGTAGCTCACGCGGTCAGAAGGAGTTCTAGGGTCTGGTACTGGCTCAGGGTCTGGCTCTGGGGTAGGGGTGGGGGTTGGCTTACGTGGTGGGATTGGGTCTGGGGTAGGTTCTGGGTCTGGGTTAGGTTCTGGGTCCAACTTCTCAACCTTCTTCTGCATCTTACCCTCACCATCAGTGAGATACATAGTGGCCATCTCTGGAGCAGTTCCGCCTACCCTATTAGTTGTTTCTGAACCAAGAGTAAGTCCCTTAATCCTAGGGCCCTCACCTTCAATACGGAACCCTTCTTGAATTCTCAACCCATCATCCTCCTCGACGGCTAAATCCTGAAGCCATGATGCGTTAGGGTCCAGTGCTGGGATGTCATCTTCTGGTGGCGTAGCGAAGACTGGTGCCTTCTTTTCTGGTTGCGCACCGCCTCCCCTCCGAGGGTCAATATCCAGCTCACCACCAGTAACGTAGTACATCTTACCACCCTTACCGAACTCTGCCTTAGCGTCAGAACCCAGAAGCATCTTACCCAACTTATTCCTATTCTTAACCTTACCCACGATGTAGTCCTCATCGTCAGTATCGAGCATTGGGTTTGTGAGAAGTTCTGTCTCGTTAAGCAACCCCTTCTTTACAGCGTAAGGGTTTCCATCATCATCGTAACGAGTAACCACACCAAATCTTTTCTCAGCACCACGGCCCTTGGCGCCGAGGTTTTCAAGCATCTGATTGGATTCTGTGTCCTCTCCGTAATACTCGTTAACCTCATCGCCTGCCCTACGGGTGGCTTTTTCAAGCTTACCCCCCGTTAGGTTGCCACCGAGGTTCATAGACTTCTTGGCTTTCTTCTTAAACATCTCCACCAACCATGACGGCATCTTGCCTCCTTTGTTATAGGAGTCCATTTCGCCGCCCATCTTGTAGAGCTTCTTTTTTCTGTTGTGATATCCTGGCATGGCTCAAAGATAATTACTTCTTCTTTTTCTTTTTGTTGGCAATCTTACGCGCCTCCGCCTTACCAAATGCGGACTTCACACGGGCCACAGCCCAGGCATGTTGGGAGGTCTTCGGTCTGTTGCCAGACGACATATATGCGGCGAGGCCGCGACGGTACACTTCCTTCTGAGCAGCAGACAGCTTAGAAAGGAAAGACTTCTTGGTGCTCTTCTTCTTACTCATATCTTATCTCGTTGCGCCATCAACCTCTTAAGTCTAGCGGCTACAGCTGGGGGGAATCCTTTCTTCTGTCGCTTGGCTTTCGTTCCACGGTACTTAGCGTAGATAGCTGATATCTGCTTCATAAGCGCTTTGCGCTTCGCGGAATTTT